ATGTTAGGATTTTGCTGAATAATATCGGAGAGAGTATTCGCAAAAACGTTTTGTTGAGCAACCGTGCCTTGCGCCTGTATCGCACCGATGTTCCCGAATCCTGCGGCTATCCCCGGCGCGGCTTGTGCGCCTACCCCCGCTGTCGCCTGCGCGCCTCCTAACCGCAAATTCGCCTGTTGCTGACCGAATCCCGTAGCAAGATTAGCTAAATTGGCACGGCCTTGTGCCGCAAGATTAACGAACGGTAAAAGTTGATTGAGCCGTTCCGTGACCCTGCTCCGTGCGAAATCCTGGCCGAACTGTTGCGCCCGTTCCAAGGCCCTACTGGATACACCGCCACCGGATACTCTTGAAAATCCTGCTTGTAGGGCTTCCACGCCTCTACCGAACGCTCTTTCTTCATGGGGTAATAGAGGCCCTGCGCCGCGGGTCAACAATTCTTGTGCTTGCTGGAAAGCCCCAATATCACCGAAAGGTTGCAACTGTGTCTGTGCTTGCTGAAAAGCTGTCTCAAGGTCTATAAGGCCAGCATCTACCGCCTGTAACAAGTCAGCCCTATTCCGAGCAAGCATCTCACGCTGAAAAGCTATTGACTGTTGCTGGCCTATGGCTTGTTGTGTTGTAGCTTGTTTAGCCGCCTTAGACGCTGACCGCCCGCCGATAATGCTTCCTGCCGCTCCTATTCCTGCCGCTATCGCTGAAACTACCATTTTATATTTCCTTCACAAAATAGGTTTCTAAAGGTTTATATCCTTTCATTTTGTATAATCGCTCTATCGCCACTCGTTTATTGGTATCAAGAACCCCCATCATGATATGGGTAGCCCCCATTTCTTCTTTACCCCATTTAATAAATTCTTCTAAAAGTTCTTCAGCAATAGTGGATTTCCTGTATTCTTCATCTACCCACCACCATTGTTCGTTAGCCATGCCCTGTGAGAAGTTCATAAACCAGGGCGAATAAATGCCGCCTATCGTCCCGACAATATTCCCGTTTTCGCAAGCGACATATAATATTCTCAACTCGTTCTCGATCAACGTCTTAGCGAACCCCATAAAATCCTGTTCTTTAAGGGTCAATCCTTTACCTGCGAAATCCGCATAATCGTAGAAACTGCGACACATTCTCATGAGTTCGGGCATATCCTGCAATGTCGCTAACCGTATCATAGTGTCCTTCTAAGCATAGAAGTCCGGAGTCCTGTTTTTCGTCCCTGTAACTGCGTTCGTCTGATAATGAATATCAGCATAATGAATAAAAGGACTCGATGGAGTACCAGTGAGATTGTCTGCGTCCATTTCTAAGGTTAATTCTATGACCCCATCCGGCTCAAAGTCATCACGGTCGAATAAAGCTGCCGTCGCCGTAGCTGCCGATATAGTTACTTCCGTTAAGTGCTGTTGATATCGGTTCAATCCCGACGCGCCGTCGTTTATATCTATACTTGAGAACGTTGCCGTAATAGGGGTTGACGTAAATGTAGACCCTGACGCTTGATTATGGCCTTTGGCGTAAATTGCGAAATATTTAAAATCTATCGTTCCGCCAGTTGCGCCTGCTGCATTTTGACTCCAATGAACGTGAAGATGAATGTCAGTCCCTGCGACATAATCGTGAGGAATGTGGTAACTTAAATAGGCTTCATCCCCATCTGTGAATTGCCATGCGTTAACTGCTCCGTTGTATGCTGCAAGTGTGGGTTTGCTTGCACCCGTATTTCTTGAGAATTGGTCTCCCAAAAGGTCTGCGAATCCGAAAGTCGGAGTTGCAACATCAACTTTTATTCCTTTACCCGATGCCTTGGGTAGAACCAGATCATCGGTAAGTAGCATCCCAGCAAAAGTCGGCTGTGCACCTGTATGAATATCCTGTGGCGTGGCGAGCGTTATCGTTCCCGCGCCGTTGGTGACGGTTATTTGATTCGTTGTACCGTCTATTTCGTTCGGTACAGGGTCTGCGGCGGCGCTTCCTATGGGTATCTGCCCGTTGGCAGCTACAGCGAGTGGAGTAACCGCCCCCGTTCCACTGCCTACCATAATGCCGTGGTCTGTGATAGTCGTCAAACCCGTGCCGCCTTTAGCGACAATAAGGGGCACCGCTAAAGCAAGAGTGAGTGTGCCAGCACCCGCTGTGACAGTGATTTCGTTGGCCGTTCCAAGCGGTAATGCAAGCACGGGGTCGGCACCTGTATCCCCTATCGGTATTTGCCCATCCGAAGCCTCTGCAAGCGCTGTAATGGCTCCTGTGCCGCTACCCAAGAGGATTCCATGATCTGCCAGCGTAATGGCTCCTGTGCCTCCCTTAGCGACGATTAGGGGAACAACCAGACTCAGCGTCACCGTGCCGTCAGTATCGTCAGTAACGGTAATTTCGCTCGCAGTACCTGCTATCCATGCGGTGAGGTCGGCAACGCTGGCAATGATTCCATCAGACCCTATCGACACGAGCCGGGAATCGGTCAATCCGAAAAACGCATCCCCGAAATTGGTCTGTAAATCAAGGAAAAACCGTTGCCATTCCAGCGCCATCGTCCCGTCTTTATCAAACATCGCTGCTTGAGGAACTTGCGGTAATTTGAACGATTTAGCCATCTAATCTATGTCCTGTTCAGCGTTGGCAAAAGCGTCTATTAATACCCGTTTGACAGGATCGCTTATACTTACCTCGAATACCCAATTCCTGCCCTGGCCTAACGGCCCCGTAATCGCCCTGTTTTTATAAGCACCTATCTTACCCAAAGGCAGGTTGATAGCATTGCCCCAGGTATTGCCGCCATCTATTGACCATCTCAAAGACGCTACAGGATCGCTACCCTGTCCTGTCGCCAACCCTACTGCGTTTTCAAATAATATCTGTAATTCGTTAATGGTTATGGAGTCCTGATTTTGTCTTGCTGTCTGCGATGCTCTGGTAGCTATAAGGACTTCGCTATCTTCGGCATAAACATCGTTCTTGAGTTTGTAGAGTTTCCCGTTATCGAAATCGCCCACTATATGCTCACCGTTGAAAAATGCGTGGGTATTTACGCGCCATCTGCCATCGGTTTTAAGCCCTGAATCGGCGGTGAATCTTGAACTGCGTTCATGCCAAAAACCCATAGTGCTGTCGTAAACCCATGTAGTATCGCCTGCGGGAAAATTAAGCGCATAAAAAGCATGACCGGATTTCTGATAAGTAAGCCCAATAGCATCTGTAATATCCGAATAAGAATCTATCTGAAACTCTATTTCCGGCGTGGAAATGACTCTCGGCTGTCTCGCCACGGCCTGGAAGACCTGCCCGTGCCCTTCCTTGTCTTTACCTAACCAGTAGACAGCATTGTTTCCTACGGCTGGACTTCGAGCCGCAGCGATGCCTTGTTCCATGAAAGCGCCTTTATTGGTAGTTAATACGAATCCTGTATCGTTCGCTGAATACCATATTTCAGCGGCTCTTTCTTTAAATACCCAAGCGTCTTCGTGGTCGGCTATCATAGCCACGATATTGCTCGGTGTGCTGCCTGCGGCATCGAAATTATCCGGCCAACTTGTGCCGTCATTAATAGTGGATTGATGGAACTGGTTACTATCGGGATCATTCACGAAATAAAACCCGTCGATGAAGATTATATGCGTGCCGCCGGGGAAATCAGCATCGGTTATTTTGGTCAGCGTAGCCAAGGCCAAGTCATAAACGTATCCGTTCGCACCGTCCACCACGGTTACATCCAGACCGTTGGTAGCTATACCTACAAGTCCATCGCTTGTAAGCATCGTGGCTGCGCCTATCTCTGCCGCTACGCCCCCCTGACTTATCCTGAAAAACGAATCATCGGATACGGCAAATAGAAATTCATCATTATGCGACGGCAATAATCCACGGATAGGTTTGTTTGTACCTAAATCCACCCAACTTTCGAGTCCAGGCGTCCCATAAAGCTCTATCCGGCCGTTTTTCCGACGGGGATACCAGTTCACGCATCGTTGAGCATCGCTAAACGTGGACTCACCCTTTTCGTGCTGTCCCGTAAATGGTATACGAACTCTCATCGTCTCCGTTTATCCGATATTGGTTATCATTCGCCATGCTTCTTCGACAGCAGCGTTGTCTCTATGACCTCCACCTATTTTACTACCATCATCGCCGCAGAATTTGTCTGCATATTCTTCGGCTTCGGCTATCGTGCGTCGTTTACCCGTTTCTAATTTCTCAACGTCATCGTTTTTCACCCGCATATTGACTTCATTGTGTTTACCCGTCGGCTTGATATTGATGCTCTTTAGTTTCGTGTCGTCTTTCAACTGAATGGCCCCTCTTCTATGCTCCTGAATCCTCTACCCGTGGTTAGACGTGCCAATTGATTCATCCTGACACGCGGGATAGGTGCGGCGTTCTGTCGTTCGATCCGGTCTTTATCCGCCGCAGCTTTTGCTATGGTAATCTGTATATCTTCCGCCCTTTTCCCGTTCCGAGGCGCTATCTCTACGGCTAAGTTAGAAATTAGCGCTTTCTCATAACCAATCCAGATATCAACGGTATCGGTCACGCTTGAAAACGAATCTAATTCCGCTCTTGCTCTGTAATGAAGCACATCGGTAGAGTTGGATGGTGTGTAATAGAGAAAGATTTTCGCTAACGGGTGCTCCGGCTGGAGTGCCATCTGGAAGGGTCGCCCTTCGATGGTTTTGTTCCTGATAGCCCTATAACCGTCCATCGTAATAACGTCTACGGGATAATCCAGGTTATCGCGCCGAATGAAGTTATCGCCTTTCAATAAACTGATTTCTAAAGGGTAATTATTAGCAAACTGGCCCCCACTACCCACAGTATTATCGGCTCGACTTGCGGTAAGTGTCGCGGTTTCTTCAGTCCATGCAGGAACCATCAGGTTTTCCAACGACCACATTTCGAGTATATTATTCAAGTCAACAAAAGCGTCGTCTTCAACCTCTGCATCGACCGCCTGACCACCCATAGAACTCAGAACCCGTATCTCTTTGAGCGCTTTCTTGATGATGTCCCGTGCCGTGATAGTAGCCATTAATCATCCCCACTCGGTTCTGTAAGAGCGGCTTCATATTCCTGGACTTCTTCAACGAGCTTCTTCAGCGTTTTGCGTTTATCGAGTTTCAGTCCATATTCGGACTCGGCTTTAGCTACCAGCGTCGCTTTGGTGGTGTATTCGAGTAGAACATCCGAATCGGATTTTGATGCCGTTGGGGGTGCACCGTCCGGCCCGATATCTCTCGTTTCAGGTCTGTTAGGGACATGCCAGCCATCAGCCCAGGCTTCGTCTGCCGTCGATTGAGTAAGAAACGTATCCTGTCCTATTACCTTCCCCTCAGCATCGGTTTTTTCAAGATAAGTGTTCGGTTTCTTGGCATAAGGAATACCGTCTTTCGGGTCGCATTCCCTATCCTGCCATTTGTAACTCATGCTCACTCCTTCTTGTTTTGGGAGGCGGGGGACAGCCACGAGCCATCCCCCTGGGGAGAAAACCTCTTTAAGAGATTGTGCCTCCGGTATTCCCGATAATCGTCCAGCTGGTACCATCGAAAATCAT